GTCTGAAACGTCGAAGAACTGTAGGTGGTCCTGCTCGAACTGGTAGCCCTCCCAGTTGGGCATGTCCTCTAGGTCGAGGCCATGCACCCATTCGAGGTCGCCGCTGGGTGGAACGCGGACCTGCCCGCCGTCAGCCTTGAAGTCTAGCCCTGTGACCGATGGCCATTCCGTGCTGCCCTTACGGATGTTGGAACCGACGTGGTTTTTGATCGGGCCTCCGCCGGGGTGGCGGTAATAAAAATGGAACCCGCGTGTCGTGCGCACGACAACGTCGCTGTAGCAGAGGCCCATCTTGGCTGCTGCCTCCAGCAGATCAGGGTTGTCGATGTCCACCACCACATAGCCGCTGTCCTCCCCGGTCGGTGAACACCATTCGCTGTCGGGAAATTTTTTGCCCCACGCCTCAAGCTGCTCTTCGGACGGCCATGCTGTTTGCCATTCCGTCCAGTTAATGCGCGGACGTTTTAGGTCAGGGTAGGACGGTATCGGCTTGATGCCACCAGCCATCATCCATTTGGCGGTCTTTGCCCACTCAGTCATCGGCGACCTCCTCAATCGGGCGCGGCCCAAGGTAGTTGGCCCAGTGCAGTTTTTTTTCGTTGAGGATTTTGACCAGATCGACGCTGCTCCCTATTCGATTTTTGGCAATCCAATAATAGACGCACTGCCGGGTGCGACCGCAGATGCGGGCAACCTCAATCGCACCACCTGCGTCCTCGATCAGCTTGCCCACGTCGAGGACCATTGTTGTTTTCGCTGTCATTAACTTTTTCCGGTTGGGTTGGTAAAAGCTGTTGACTAGCTCAAATCGAATTGGTAGACAACACCAATCTTTTTCGAACCAGAAAAGGGACAACCGGAAAGAGACCGACCATGAATTTACCAATCCTTTCGACCAAAGACATCGCTCAGAAAGAGAAGACGAAAGTGCTTCTCTATAGTCATCATGGCTGGGGCAAGACGACCGCCTGTAAGCACTACCAAGAGTTCTTCGGGCCGGGGCTTATCATCAGTGGTGAGGCCGGGCTGAAGTCGCTCGGCAAGTCCGAGATCGACTACATGCCGTTCTCGAGCTGGGACGGAAAGCACGACCCTGAGAGCGGCGTGCTCTCGTTCGTTGGCATCACCAAGATTATGGCGAGCGACGAGTTCAAAAAGCAGGGCTACAAATGGGTCGCCATCGACAGCTTGACTGAGCTCAGCGAGCGTCTGCTCCAGCACCTCGAGCGCAAGCACGAGGGGAACAAAAACAAGTTCGAGATTTGGAGCGACTATTCACGCGACATGCTCGGCTGTCTGAAGTGGATACGCGACAACTCCCAGATGCACGTACTCGTGACGTGTCTCGCGAAGGAGGAGACCGACGCGAACGGCCAAACGCACTACTGGCCCTTGGTGAAGGGGAACGCTGTCGCCAAGCACGTCCCCTCGCTTTTCGATTACGTCTTCGCAGGAGCGAAAACAACTGACCCCGGCAGCGATGGGACCGCCCCTCGTGTTCGCCGCCTCGTCATCACTGACGAGATCAACGGGTATCACGGCAAGGCCCGTGACCCACACAATGTCCTGAAACCAATCGAGGAATGTTCGGACATCACCACCTTGCTCGACCGACTGTTGAGCGCTTAACGGAGAGAAAAATGAAATCCTTCAAAGACTTTAACGCACGGGGGCTGGACGTTGGCGGCTCTGACCTTCTCGGCCCCGGCACTCACCGAGTACGCATAGATAAATGCGAGTTCGACCCTGTCACCGTGATGGTGAAGATGCGCCTGAAGAATGACACTGGCGCTGCGTTTTTGAACCTGCGCTTGGACGAGAGCAAGCCCAAGCAGCAGGAGTTCAACCTCAAGCGCATGAAAAAGATTGCTACCATTCTCGACCACCCAACACCGGACGACTTCGCAGACCAAGGCGTCGAGTGGTACGAGGGCAAGGAGATTGTCGTCGCCCTCAAGGAAAACGAGTACAGCAAGTATCCCGAAGTTAGCGACATTTCGGCGGTGCCGACGCAGACCAGCAAAACCGCAGCAGAACAGTTCGACGACGACATTCCGTTCTGATGACTGCGCCTTGGGAAACCACAAATGAGAGCACTCCGTCCACGTTAGACCAAACGTGGGCGGAGGAGGTCGTGCGGGCTATCGACGACGCCTATGTGCCCAAAGACGAGGGGAAACCTCGCTCGTACATTGGCGGGTCCATGGTTGGAAAAGACTGTGACGCGTCTGTCGCGTTCGGTTTACGTGGTTTCCCTGACAACGACTTCCCGCCGCGTGTGCGTCGTATCTTTCGAGACGGCCACCGCATCGAGGAAGACGTGATTGCTGACCTGAAAAAAGCCGGATACCAAATCTGGGATCGCGGCAATGATGGTCGGCAGTTCTCCTACCATTCTCATGGTGGTCACGTCCGGTCCAACATCGACGGCAAGATCGAGGGGCCGGACGGCGAGATTTACCTGCTCGAGATCAAGAGCATGAACGACGCGAGCTGGAAGAAGTTCGTGAAGGTTGGGGTGCGCAGCAGCCACTCGCACTACGCTGACCAGTGTCAGTTCTACATGGGTGCGAGTGGCATGCGACACGCGCTGTTTATCGCATACAACAAGAACACGAGTGAATACCACGCAGAGGTCGTGGCTTACGACGAGTTCGCATACCAAAGTCTGCTGGCCAAATCCGAGCGCGTGCTCGAGCGAGGGCAGGGCAGGCGCATTACGAACGAGGGGCCGAACTTTTTCGGCTGTCGATTTTGCAGCAAGCGGGACGCCTGTTGGGAAGGACTAGCTCCCGCAACGGCGTGCCGCACATGCGCTCACTCAACACCGACAGACGAGGGCTCTTGGTACTGCACCCGACACAAGGGCGTGCGTGACGAGCCCTGCGAAGACTACAAGGTCTGGACGCCCGGAGAAAAAATCTGATGGCCAACTCGCTGGACGACCTCGGCAAGACAGGGGTCAAGTTCGACAAGCTCAAAAATCGCCTCGATCTGCTGCCGACTGATGCCCTGCGCGAGATCGCGCTGGCATTCACGTATGGCGCACACAAATACGAGGACCGGAACTGGGAGCGTGGCGTGAACCATGGCCAGCTCTATCGGGCGACGCTCAATCACCTCATGGCATGGCACGAGCGCGACGAGTTCGACGAAGAGACCAGCCTGCCTCACCTCGCGCACGCCGGAGCGTGCATCCTCATGCTGCTATCCATCCACTTACGCGGAGCCGGAAACGATGACCGACCAGCCAAACCAGAACGAAAACTCGCCAACAACACCGACATCGCCGAGCTCCACCGAGCAGCCGAGCGAGCACGAGACGAGCAGCGTAAACGAGAGCGAGACAACACAGCAGACGCAATCACCTTCGTCGCCAGTGGTGCAACTAGCGGCGCTGGCGTTTGACCATGCGAGGTCGGCGGAAGCTGGCCTCGGCACGCCGACAGGGATTGGCGCGGTCTATGCGCTCGCGGCGGCTCTCGGCGAGGTCGTCGGAGCGGTCTCGCAGGGTAGCGATGAGGCGGAAGAAAATTTCAAGCGAGCCCTGTCAGTCAGCTTGCACCGAAGAAACGCAGTGATGGCTGCTCGCACAACTCCCGCAGAGTGAGGTTGTGAGCGAGGACTTGGCGCTTGGTCTCGAGCGTGTCCTCCTGCGCGACGTAAATATAGCTCCAGCTATCGCATCCAGCCCTCTTCGCGCAGCCGCTCATCAACACGGTCAGCGCTATAATCACGCACAGCGCTACGAATAGAGCGAGCGGCTTCGGCCCCTCTTCGTTCCTCGCGTTCAATCCGAGCCATTGTTTTAGCTTTTCCATTCTGCTGCCCTCGCATGTAGATCAGCACGCCGAACACGGCGGCGAGGCCGACAAGCGCAGTGGCCGAAAGATCGGCCACCGCTCCAAGCATTCTCTTCATCATGAGTTCCCATAGTCAGAGCGTCCGTACCCTGAGACCTTTGAGCCGTAGCTGCTGACGCCGTAGCTGTCGGACTGCTTCTCCTCAACGTCGCCAGCGATTGCGCTGACTACGCCTTCACGCACAGGCCGAACCTGTCCGGCGATTGGCACCCGTGCAGTTACCGAGCGTACTGCGCGGCGGCGGCGGGACTGGCCCTCTGGGTCAGGGATGGCGGCGATACCGGACGCCACGTTGAATGCGTCGTTACCGATGCCGAAGGTCGGACCAAGTACAAGGCTCGCAACACGCTGGTAGCCATAGGCTCCGTTGTCGAGTTGAGCCCCTGCGTCGTAGGACATTTGCGCCAGAAGACCGAGGCCACCCGAGGTGAACAAGCCCGCAAGGTAATGGCCGAGGAACGCGTCGAAGGCTTCTTGGTCTTCGAGCAAGCCCTTGAACATGGGCTCCTCGGACAGACGGCGCGTAGCAATCTTGCCGAACTCGTCGTCGTTCTCCCCACCTCGACCCATGACGATGTCCTTGATCGAGTTGGAGCCAATGCCGAGCATCGGGGCGAGAACAAACACACCCGCTGGTCCGAGGTACTCTGCTGCGGTTTTGATGTCGCCAGCTTTGAGCGCCTCGGCAATGCCCTTCCCGTTGTTCACGATCAGGTTCGTGACCAGTCGTTCGTACATGAGCGGGAATGACTTGAGCTGAGCCACGGTTTTGAACCATGGGCCTTGGTTGGTCCACGCTGGGAGCTGTGTTGGCGTCGGAGCAAAGATGGTCTCCGAGACGAACTGGCCCACAGCGTTGGCGACACGGTTATCGCTGAGGTCGAACTCTTCCTTACTACGGAAGTCCAAACCGAAGTGAGCGAGATAGCGGAAGGCCTTTTTGAACTTCGGGCTCTGCTGCGCCAGCTCGACGCCCTCGGCGTAGGCTTGGTTCGCTTTGGACCACTCGGCCTTGAAGCTCTCGAGGCCAATGAGTGCGCTCACCTCGGAGTTCATGTTCGTCCATCCCGTAAGGCCAATGCCTCGGAAGTACATGTCCTGCACCACGTCGATACCGTCGCCTGTCATTTCGGTCAGGCGGGAGGCAATGATGCCATCCATGCCAACGCCGATGCGACGGAGGGCACGCTTGGTCTCTGCGCCTTCATTCCGCATGGTCTTCATGAACGCTCCCCATCCACGGAAGAACGCCTTGAAGTCGCCCGTGCGGAGAAGAGGCATGGCCAAATCCGACAGCGAGGTCAGGGTCGTGAAGCCGAGGAGGGTGACGTTGTTGAAGCGGCGAGCTTGGCGACCAATGTCGTTCGCGAACTTGTTGGAGCCTTGCCCACGGCGAACAGCGTACATGAGGTTTGACCCCAGCGCGTCGAGGTCTTGCTGCGCAAAACCTTTGGCGTCGCCACGGTGATCTTGCAACGCTTCGATAATCGCATCGACGCGACGCTCGTATCCACGTTGCACGATCTCCATGTCAGACCGTGGCTCGTACTGCATGAGCTTGGCCCGTGCCCCAGCAGCGTCGCCAGAGTTGACGAGCTGAACAACCTCGCCAGCGATCTGATTGGCCAGAGGTCGCATCTGCGTGTTTGCGAATGGAGCGCGCACAGTGTAACGCACCTCCGCTCGCTCGGCTCCATCCGAGCCTACGCCAACAGCAGACTTCGTGAAGACCTTGTTTGAGGTCAACAGGGCAACGATGCCTTGCTCGCCTTCCTGCGCCACCTTGGCGTAGTCGTAAGCGGCATGACCGTTCAGGCCGAAGTGGTTCGTATGGTTGATCTTACGAGTTGCCTGATCGGTGTACCGCACGATGTTACCCATCAGTGAGCCGTCCATGTATTGCATGGCTTGCTCATGCAGTTCCGGGTACTTCGCGAAGTGCAGCACTCGGCTGTGCTCGATGTTGTTGATGACTGCGCCACCGTCGAAGTCTTCGCTCGGCAGGATGCCGTTGCTCTCGTCACCGATGATCGAGTTGATGACCTTCTGTGCGAAAAGCTTCTTCTCGGCAGTGTAGGCAGCGAGGGCTTGGTCGGAGTTCGGAACACTATCTCCACGCTCTGCGTCGTAGAGGCGCTCGAGTACGGCACGGAAGCCTGCCTCGTTCCGCCGGATGTGGTCTTGGTCCCAGACTTGGCCAAAGTAATCTACGCCTAAATCCCCCACCGGGATGCCTGCGTCACGCATGCGCTCGTGCAGCTCACGGTAGGTCGCCCGGATTTGATCGTAGACCTTGCGCTCGGCCTCGTTGAGCTGGGCGAATGCCTCGCTCTCCGTGCCCATACGCAGTGCGCGGAGCAACTTGTCCTCGATGGCGCTCTGGTTGTGCGCCAAACGATGACGGCCTCTGCCTCGGCGGGAGGTGTTCATGTAGTCCCACGTCCGGGCGAGAATGTTCTTCTCGCCTGTCACGCCATTGATGGCCTCCATGAGAGGCGCGATGTACGTGCCCATCTCACGGCGCTGGTCGAACTCGAACTTGCGGAAACGCTCGGCGATCTTCTTGTGGCCGAGGTAGTCCATCCGGTCGGCAATGCCACGCATGAAGCGGTTGTACGTGCGGACGATGCCGACTGTTTTCTTCGGGTTCAGGTCGCCGTTGACGCCGTGCTCCATTTCCGCGATGAGCTGAGAAAGGTCGGGGTCCATGCCTTCGGACACGCGCAGCTCGTTACGAACCTCAATGCGAGCCGGGTCAGGGTTGTTACCTTCGACCATGCCCAACATCATGTCGCCCATAGCGTCGTAGACACGAGGCTGGCTGTCAGTTGGAGGCGAGAGGTCAGGTGTTGTGAGTGCCGGGTTGCTGATCGAGCTGACTTGCTCAGCCCGGTACATGGCCACCTGCTCACCGTTGCCACGGTTGATGCGGGCTCCGTCGTATCCCATCGACTTCATCATGGGGGCGATGCGGCCCTCACCAATGGTGTTGGACAGAACTTCGAGGAGTTTTTGGCCTGTCACGTTCCGGCGGTTCATGACCTTGGCGCTGAAGACTTGAGCGACTTGGGGCTTGGTGCGCACAAGATAATCGTAAATGCTTGCGACAAATCCGCTGTCGGTCTGATGAACCATATTCGGTGTCAGATCGACAACACTACGCGCAGAGACGACGACAGGCGTGACACCTTCTGGCTCAATGCCGTTCTCAACTTGAGCTGCCCGGTTCACCGCCATGTTTTTGAGCAGGCGAGCGCGGTCGGCACGAGAGACCGCTGCTTCTGGGCCCGCATCATCGGCGTCCAAATTCGTAGGCGGCAAGTCTTGCTCGATGCGCGAGTGGACTTCGCGAAGCTCTTGGGCCAGCTCGTTGTTCTTCGCCTTGCCTTTGGGCTTGCTCTGAACGACGCTCGGCTTGGTCGAGACGTAGATCGCTGAGCCAACAGGGCCAGCCGTGAAGTTGCCGCCTGTGTGGTTCTCAACGCCACGCGAAGCGCCAGCGTAGAACAGTTGCCCTTCGCCGTAAGTCCCGCGGGTGAACGTGGCGATGCCACGAGCAAGCGCGTCACCGCCAGCGTCTAAGGTCTCCTCGGCCACGTCTGCCGCGACTGAGGCCGGGACGCTACCCTTCGCTGGGAAGTAACGGCTGAACGGTTTAGCGTTGATGCCGCCCTCCATGTCACCAAACAGGGTGACGCGGAAGTTGCGCTTGGCCATATCCTTGTCGCTGATGAGGCCGTTGACCACGTAGGCTGTTCGTTCAACCGCTTCGTTGAGTGCGTCGCCAATCTCAGTGCGGTTGGGGTACTCGGACAGGCCGAGACGCTCACCACGAATGCGCTTGGCTACGGTCTCGCCGACGTTCTCTCCGAGCTGTCGGATGAGACCGATCTTCTCCTCGGACATGCCTGCGCGAACAGCCATGCCTGCGAGGTCGGACATGGCGCTGTCGTCACCTTTGATTAGGCGAGCTGTTGCACCTCGCAATGCAGAACGCAATTCGCGGAAGGCAGCGCTCGTGCTGAGCAGGGGCTCACGGGAGCCGAGGTCAGCGTTGCCGAGGATGGCAGCAGCGTCATTCTCAAGGATGGTGTTCGCCTTACCCGGCTGAACGCCTGCCTTGCCCCGCATGCTGATGAGGCGGGAGAACATGGTACGCATGGTCTCTGCGCCGGGACCGCGCATATCCATGGCCCGCTGAAGTTCGGCGATTACAGGACGCGAACTACCAAGCTCTTGGTAGATCGAGTTGTCGGGCTTGCCGAAGTCAATCGCGTCGGGCTCAAACTGGTTTGGTGGGACAAAGTAGTCTTCCTCGAAGATTGACTTGAGCTTCGTCATTGCGAAGATCAGCAGGTCATCTGTGAAGTTGGTCGCCTTGTCCGGCTCCTCGGTCATGAGGTCCATCACGAGCCGAGACAGGTCTTCGACCGACATCTGCTCGACCAGCATCAACTCGTCGATGTCTACATTTTCGGGGTCAAACTCTGGGAGCTCAAGTTCGGTCGCTCGAATGCGACGGGCTGCGAGGGCGGCAACCTTGCGCCCTGTTGGCGTGTCGCCTTCGCGGAACGCGATCTGCATGAGTTCGTATGGTGACTGCGTAACGGACACCCGACGGTTGCCGACCAACACATCATCGAACTTGGCTGCGTCAGGGTCGAAGCCTTCGATCAATCCCTCGTAGGTGAAGTCGCCGTTTTCAAGGCGCTCCATCGTTGCACGCAACCGCTTCTCTCTGACCTCTACCCGCTTACGCTGGTTGCGCAACTCGGCTTTGGCGTCTTGGGAAAGGAACGATCTGCCTTCCTGCTTGTACCCACCGTTGAGCGTTTTCTTTTCGCTCATGGCGTAGTCTTCCGCATAGCGGGCCTTGATGATGCGGATTGCGCGCTCAACACCGAGGTCTGGGTCGGACCAAAGTTCTTCTAAGCGGTTACTTGCCTGATCTGGGTCGATGATCTGGTAGCCGTCGTACTCGGCCCAATCAATCTCGTCGGGTACGCCATCCAGATCGTTGGCGTCTGCTTCTCGCTTGAGCACGTTAAAGAGCTGGTCGCGAAGAAGGTAGACCGAGTTGTAGGTCGCACGGTCTTGCAGGGGCGAGAACACACCCGAGGTGCGGACCTTGTCCTCTTGGCCCTTCGCGACGCGATAGGCTTCCTTGCGGCCCATGCCAACAGAGCGAGCATACGTTAGAAGCTCTTCGGCGGCGGCGATCATACCTGCTTGGTCTTGGGCGATTTCGGCCTTATTGAACCGCGACTGGATTTTGTTGAGCTCGTTGAAACGCTTTACGATGTGAACCGCGAGGTCTGTTCGAGGCTTAGAGTTCCGCGTGAGCTGGTAGCGGATACCATCATCGTCGCCGAGGAGACGGGAGAACAACGGCTTGAGGTCGTCGTCTACCTTGTTCTTGTCGCCGAATACAAACTGTATGATTTGAGACGCTCGGTAGAAGATTTTCTTCCAGAAGGACTGCGTATCTGGGTCGGTCGCACCACGCAGATAGAACGCGGCCCCTTGGTTGGCGAAGTATTCCTGTGCGCTATCCAGCGCGTTACCTACGCCGTTCCAGACCTTTCTGCCCTCTTTGTCTTTCATGACCTTTCCGGGGGCGAGGCCCGTGATCTTCTCTACGTTGAGGTTTCCGTCTTCGTCGTAGAACTTTTCCATGGTGCGCCAGAACTCGACGCGCTCTTTCGCTGTCAGGCCGTGCTTGTAGAGCCAGTGCATCATTTCATGCGCGACCGTGAACGCAGTCATTCTACGCCCATCGTCCTCGGGCAAGCTGTCTCTTGGCGGGAACCTGAGATAAGAAACAGTATTGCCGCTCGAGCTACCGGAGACGGGGTCTGAACCTCGAGCGCCTTCAAAGGTAATTGGCGCTCCACCAGATGCGGCTCTTTCGAACAGGTTCTTTACGAGCCTGCGAGACGTACTCCCGAGTACGCCCCACGAGCTCTCAAGTTCCGACAACGCAGTTGCACGTTCTGTTTCGGGCAGACGGACACCGCGAGGGAAGAGTTCTGCGAGAAGCTCGTTCGCCTCGATCATCACCTCGCCTATGGCTCGGTGAGTTCCAAGGTCGGGTGCCCAAGGCAGAGAGTGCATCTGAACGACCGCCGTGTAGATTTCGCCGAAAGTTGGCGTCATCACATTCACATCAATGTGGCCCAATGCTCCGGGGTCAACGAAGTCCACGACATCCTTGATCTTGCGCAATGTACCTGCCTGCTGTTCGGTCAGGTTGGGCCGTTCATACTTCAAAGATTGCAGGTCGGGCACGCCCCCATTGGCGGTGCCATCGAAGCCGCCACCAATAGCTGCGGTCTGCAAGTTGACGGCGCTTTGCTGCGCTTCTTCGAAGGCCAATTCTTTAGCGCTGACCTTCCGGCCTTCAACCAACCTCGGCTTAGCCCCCTTCGGTGGGCGGACAATGTACGCCAGCTCCCAATTCTCAGGGTTGCCGTAGTACGAGCCGTTCTGTGCGATCAGGCCACGAACCCCGGCCTCGCCATTGATCTGGTCCGCGCTTAGAACACGGACGTTCTGCTCGGGGAGGGCATGGCCCTCTGCGGGAATGGCGCGGATTGCAGCGACACGTCCATCCTTTGTGCGAGGCAGGCTTTCCAGAGAGTTGAATGTGCCCGCCATTGCGTCGCGGTCGAGCTGGCGGATGAGCTCAGCGGCCTCACCAGCGGTGAGTTCCTGATTGGCGTACTGAGCCTTGATCGGCTCCATCGAATTGGTAACGTCCGAGACGAGCTTGCCGCCCGTCTTGTGAACGAACTGCTCGTAGTCCTCGCGGGTCGCGAAGAACCGTCCAACCTCAGAACCATCTGCATAGGCGAAGCCTTGCTCGCCCTTCTTCAGCTCCTTGCCGCCCTCGACAACCATGTTTCGGCCAGCGGTGAACGCAACCAGCGGGTCTTTGCCCTCGGTGCGGTTTCTCTGCGCGACGTACATTGCCTCTTGCGCTGGGAACTGCTTGCGGTCGGGCACCATACCTTTGCTGCTGACCGTGCGGCCATCGCCGACGCTGAAGCCGGAGCGGAACAACTTGCTGATGCGAGGCGAGTAGATTTTTTCGCCCGTTCTCTTGTCAGTCAGGACAGCGAAAGTCAGGCCAGCGTTTGCTTCCCGCTCGGCTGCGTCCATTGCACGCCCGGTGGCTGAGCCGCTCTTGGTTTCACCCACTCCGCTCGGCGTGTCGTCTTGCTTCGTGGCCATGGTCGGTCCGAAAGTGCTGCGCTCGGCGTAGGCTTGAGCTTCGGCGTCTGTGGCTTCTGGGTTCTGCTGGTAATAGCGTTTCTTTGCCAGATTGATCTGCCGCTTTTGGACTGCGTTCGGTTCTTTCGGAACCACGAACGCAGCAGGCACCTCGCCTGTCTGGCGAGCGTAGGTGAGCGACGCCTTGTAGAGCTCTAGTGCAAAGCGGCGAGCGTCTGGGTCTTGGATGGCGGCGTTGATCTCGCGCTCGAATGCAGCGAGGTCGGTCGGGTCGCCGCCTGCTGTCTCGATGTCGTTGATGACCTTGAAGGTTGCGCCCTCGGCTTCAACCATCTTTGGGTCAGCCTTGGTCTGCTCACGCAGTCGGGCGTAGTAGGCTTGGCGCACCATGTCTATGGTGACATCGTTGGCGCGGCCCTTCTTGCGCTCAACGTCCGCAAAGACGAGGTCAATGTCGATGTCGTACTTGTCGGCTAGTTTCTGCGCCTCGACGGCGACCTTCAGAGGTCGAGGTTCTGCCGGGGCTTTAGTAGCTTTTGCTCCCTCTTGTGTCGGTGCGCTTGGCTGAGCTTCCGGCGCTGTCGGGTCGATACCACGCTTGGCGAGCTCGGCTTCGATTTTTGCTTGGAAGTCGGTGAGGACGGCGCGTTGAGTGGAACCTTCTTCGGATGTGTTGATTGCGTTAGTGACGCGGGCAACTTCTCCTTGGAGGTCTTCGTCTGACGCACTGGCAATTTTGTCCTCTATGCTTTTGGTTTCATCGCCTGCGAAGATCGAGCCGCTGAGTGGGTCGTCCTCGGCTGTTTTCTTGGCTTCGGCTCGACGCGCTTTTTCCGCCTCGATTGCCGCTGCCTTCCGAGCGATCTCTTCCTCTTCGTCGGTGGGCGCATACTTGGGGTCGGCTGCTTTGTCGGCCTCAACTGAGGTCGCGGCCTTTTGCACGGCCTCGTCGGCTTCCTCAAGCGCATCGTCCGGCAGGCCAGAAACATCGTCCGGCACGTCGGCGATGATGTTGTATGGGCCGCGCACGGTGTACGGGTCGAGACCGCCCATCTGGCCAGTGCCCGCGTCGCTCACGTAGGCTGAGCGGTCTGCGTCGAGGCCGGGGTTGCGTGAGCCGCCTACGCCACCGAATGTTGCGGTCGGCTGTTCGGCTCCCTCGCCGACGGCGGGGGCTGGAGGTTGAGTGGCTGCGTCCATAGCCGCGCCGGCGCTGTCGAT